ATGTAAAGAAACTTGATAATGCAGAGGCTACAAGAGAAAAAGAAAAGGCTACATTGTACACAAGAAACAATATTGTAAATCAGCTCCAGAAGGTTCTTCCAAAGCTTGTAAAAATGACATTGCAGGCGATAGATACACTTAATAATGCAACAACACAGGAAATTGATGTTGATGTAACATTCGGTGAATACGCGAACCCTAGCTTTGAGAGCCAAGTTGAGACAGTAAGCAAAGCTAAGCAGGGTGGCATCATGAGTGTGGAAGCGTCCGTTGATGAGCTGTATGGAGACACTAAGGATGATGACTGGAAACAGGAAGAGGTTGCAAGGCTTAAGGCTGAACAGGGAATATCAGATATGGAAGAGCCGGCACTTAATACGGAATTAGATGGATTTGAAGTGGAAAGCTTTTAGAGGTAGCCTATGTTAAATACAGACTATGATATAGAGAAAGCCTTTAAAGCCATAGAAGATGAGCTGATTGCTTCTATGATGCGCAATCTTGCGAGCCACAGAGCAGAAGAGACAGATATGGGGTTTAACTGGTCACAGTGGCAGGTAGAACAGCTTAAGGCTCTGGAAAAGTATAAGGCACAGAATAAAAAGAAGTTCACGAAGTCGTTCAGTAACATAAATGATTCTATTGACGCAATGATATTTGCAGCCAGACAGGAAGGCGGTACAGAACAGGAACAGAAGATATTAAGGGCCTTAAAGAAGGGCTTGAAAGCATCTAAGGTGTCACAGGGCGCTGAAGGTGCTTTTTTTAAGCTTAATACAAGAAAACTGGAAGCTCTGATAAAAGCCACAAAGAATGATTTTGGTACAGCAGAGAAGGCAATGCTCAGGATGTCCGAAGACAAATACAGACAGATAATATTTAATGCACAGGTATATGCAAATACAGGCGCAGGAACATATGAGAAGGCTGTAGATATGGCTACAAAGGATTTTCTTAAGGCAGGCATTAACTGCATAGAATATGCGAATGGTGCAAGGCATACAGCGAAGGATTATGCTAAGACGGCAATTCAGACAGCCAGCAAGCGTGCCTATCTGACCGGAGAAGGCGAAATGAGACAATCATGGGGAATTAGTACAGTTATTATGAATAAGCGTGCTAATGCCTGTCCTAAATGCCTTCCGTTTGTTGGTAAAGTGCTTATAGATGATGTGTGGAGCGGAGGTAAGGCATCTGATGGTCCTTATCCACTTATGTCTTCTGCTATGGCAGCAGGGCTTTACCACCCAAATTGTAAAGATGTACATACAACATACTTCCCAGAGTTGGATGATGAGCCTGATAGCAAGTTTTCCAAGAAAGAGCTTGAGCAGGTTAAGGAAGGCTACAGGCAGGATCAGAAACAGCAGTATGCAGGCAGAATGGCGGAGCAGTTTGACAGGCTGTCTAAGTATTCCCTAGACCCGGATAACAAGAAAGTGTATGCGGCAAGGAAGGAACAATGGGAGAATGTTGTTGCAAATGGACAGAAGAATGATAAAATAAAATTAAAAGATAGTATCACTAACACGAATACAAAAATAGAGTCTCTTAAGAAAGAATTTAGCGACATGACAGAAGGATATTCTTATGATGACTGGTTCAAAGAATTTGATTCTATCGAGGATGGCTTTGGAGATGTTTCTGAGGATGATTTGGTTGATAAACTAAAAGATTTAGACATTCGAATAAAGAAATTTGAAAAACAAAAGAATAAGCTGTTACTTCAGAAAGAAAAGAGAAAACAGTTAAATACTGGATATAGTGGTAAAGTTCCAGATAATGAACTTGATAAGTTTAATAAGAAAGCACTTGAACAGATTAAGACAGATACAGGGTATTCGGATGAAAAAGCAAAAGAACTTCAAGAGGCACTTAAAGAGTATTTTGGTGGTGATTATACATCAATTCTGAATGGAGAAACTGAAACAGCTAAAACAATTAGAGATGGAATTGACAGAATGCCAACATACGAAGGCAGTATAAGCAGAGGAATGATATTGAACAACTCAGATGTTAGAATGTTTAGCGATTTGAAAAAAGGTGATGAACTACCAAGAAGAGGTATAATAGAGAGCTGGACGAGTAACAAAGGTACTGCCATTGGATATGGCGGAATAAGCGATTACGAGAGAAGTTCTGTTATACTTGAATGCGAGAAAAATGAAACGGCTGTTGGTGTGCAGCATTTATCTTTATTTGGGACTGATGAATCAGAGGTTTTAAGTAGTTCAAAGTATGAAGTGGTTGAAGTGATAAAGGAAAGTAAATATGATTATTTATCAAAACATAGGGAGTATCTATATTTTCCAGAGGATTTAGAAGATTCTAGTGGGGTATTAAAGGAGAATGTTGTATGCGTAATCAAAGTGAAAGAGAAAGTATAATACAATATACGAATCATTTAATAGAACAAAACAATGATGAAATTAAGAGCCTAAAGTCACGGTTTGATAAAATAATCAGTAATGATGAGCAAAGGAAGATTTTAGAAAATATTGAGGAATTAAATCAGTCTAATCGTAGATTGGCATTGAGATTAGAAGAACCTATGCTTAGCATGATTATAGAATATAAAGAGTTGCTGCAAAAGGGAAGAGAAGCAACTACGCAGGAACAGCGTAAGTATTATTCTGAATTATCACACAAGAAACATCAGGAAATGTTGATGGAAGAATTTGGTGGAGATAAGAACATAGGGAGATTTAATGAAGTATAATTATCCGGAGGAGGTAGATAGTTAAAATGTCAGATACACGGGATGGCGGATACATCTTAATAGAACTTTAGAAAATAGAGTAAGTTGCACCGGTGCAACACAATTTAATATTAGTTAATAAGCACGCATAGCAATACGCTGTGGGTGCTATTTTTATGCCTAAAACTTAATGGCACTAAATTTTAGGGAAATGCCGACGGGCGGTAAACGGAAGAAAGGAGATAGATGATGAGAAAGACATTACCTATGAATTTACAGCTCTTCGCAGAGGGCGGAGATGGTAACAGCGACCAGAACGCTGGAAGAGACAATGGACAGGCAGGACAGCAGGGTAATCAGAATAATCAGCAGGCGGCTGGTGTTGATTATGACAAGATACAGGCAATGCTGGATAATGCGACTGCCAAGAAAGAGAATGCTGTGCTTAAAAGCTATTTTCAGCAGCAGGGATTATCAGAAGATGAGATAAGTCAGGCTATTGCGACATTTAAACAGAATAAGCAGCAGCAGACAGAACAGCAACAGAACGCTAATGCTAATCTTCAGAATGAAGTGGCAGCAGCACATAAGGTTGCTGAACAGGCTCAGATTGAGCTTGCAGCTACAAAGGTAGCAATGACACTTGGTATAGAAGCTAAGACACTTCCCTATGTGCTTAAGATGGCTGATTTCAGCAAGGTAAAGGGTGTTGATGGAAAGGTGTCTGAAGATAATATCAAAGCTTCACTTGAGCAGGTACTTAAAGATGTACCAGCACTTAAGCCAAGTATGGAGAACAATGCTGGCTTCCAGATTGGTGCTCCTGGTAACAATGGAAATGGCAATCCGGGTAATGATGATGCAATAAGAAAGTTATTCGGATTAAAGCCAAAGCAGTAAAGAAAGGAATAGGATTATATGAATAATATCGAATTATCTACAATATACCTTCCAATACTTGATGAGGTGTATAAGGAAGGTTCAAAGACCTCAGTATTAGATGGTGATGAAACAACAGTAAGAAAAGGCAATAACGGTGAAATCAAGATTGCGAAGCTTGATATGGATGCACTTGGTGATTTTGATAGAAAGTCAGGTTACACAAAGGGTTCAACTTCACTTACATGGGAAACAGTTAAGTACGATAAGGAACGTTCACAGGATTTAAGAATCGACCGTCTTGATAATGATGAAACACTTGCACAGCCATTTGCCAAGTTATCAAGTGAATTCTTAAGAACAAAGGTTATTCCGGAAACAGATGCCGCACGTATTGCTAAAATCTGTGGAACTAAGGATATAACAGTAAAGGAAGAGAATATTGAAACAGGAGCTGAATTAATAACAGCGTTAAGAGCTTGTGCTAATAAGATGGATGAGGATGAAGTTCCTATGGAATCACGTATTTTATTCATCACACCTACATTAGCTTCTC